ATTTATTGGTAAATAAAAACCAATGAATAAAATAAAAGAACTAGGTTTTATATTAGCTGACAAAATTACAAATTTTATAGGATCTTGGGCTTTCATTTTAATTCAAACAATAGTAGTATTGATTTGGATTGTATTGAACATAACAGTATTAATTACTCACTTTGATCCATATCCATTTATACTATTAAACTTATTCTTTTCAACAGAAGCAGCTTATGCTACACCATTGATATTAATGGCAAGTAAAAGACAAAGTGAAAAAGATGGAGAAAAAGTAGATAGGGATTTAGCAGTAGATCACGAAACAAATTTAGTAGTAAAAGATCTACAAGATGCTTTAGAAAAATTAAATGAGGATCTACTATTAGATAGACAAGCAATAAAGGACCACACACAAATGAAAAAAGATGTGGAACATATAAAACACGAATTAGATAAACTATTAAAAATAGTTAAAAAAAACTAGGACAATAGTTGCTTTGGAATTAAAAAAGTACTATATTTATATATACAATAACAATAAAATGATACAAGTTCAAAACATACAACAAACATCACTGAATCATAGAGCCATTAGTATATGGTCGGATTCGTTATGTCAAAATGTGGTTGGCTTTACGTATAACAACGAACCGAAACAAGATACAGATCTGGGATGATATAGGAAACTATAACATATAAATTCTAATAAGAACCCGGATCAAAAAAAGATTCGGGTTTTTTTATAAAAAAAATTAAAAAAAAGTTGCTTAATAAAAATAAAAGTATTATATTTACTAAGTAATAAACAAACAAACATAGTTCATTGACATATTGGATAAAATTAATAGAGGAGTAAGCCAAGTTGGTCTACGGGTCGCTGTCTTGAAAACAGTTGGTGGTAACACACGTGCAGGTTCAAGTCCTGTTTCCTCTACAACAATTTGCCCCATAGTATAATGGATGTACACTAGATTTTGATTCTAGGAGTGTTGGATCGTGACCAGCTGGGGTAACAAAAATAAATTCGAGAGTGTGTTGTAATGGTTGCATCCGTATTTTGGAAATACGAGGTCGTGGTTCGAATCCACCACTTTCGACTAGATGAGACTGTTACTAATTCATAGAGCCCTGTAGTAGCCTCATAGAATTAGATTTGCCCTTCAAGCTTTAAGGTGAAGCACGATACTTTTAATATCGGGAATCAGGATCATTACCTGAGAGGGGTACGAGGGGAGTTTATTAAATTTGACTTCGGAGACTTAGAATCATTAACATTGCTGATCACAAGAGGTATGATTTGGAAAATTTAATTGACACTTTGGAATAGACATAGAAGCTTGCCTCGTTGGCGTAATAGAAGCGTAATTGTTTTACATGCAATAGGCGGTGGAGCGTAACCATCACGAGGTACAAAAATTAAGTTGGGTTCCCTAACAGTAACGGATTGAACCATGGTAAGTAAGCTGTAAGAATCTAGTAAGAAGTGGAAGATGGGTTCCCCACGACTTAATTTAATTGGAAAGTAAAAGTCGTTCGGATACGGCAGCCAGACTGTAAATCTGGTCTCTAAGGGGAGTGGTTCGAGTCCACTACTTTCCACTGTATTAACCTTGGCTTTCTGGCGTAAGTGGTCTGCGCGTATGTCTGAAGAACATAAGGATAGGGTTCGATTCCCTGGGAAGCCACAATAACTGGACCTATAGCTCCAATGGTAGAGCGGGAAGCTGTTAACTTCATGGTTGGAGGTTCGAATCCTCCTAGGTCCGCAATAAATTGCTCCTATAGTAGAATGGTTAGCACACATTCCTGATAAGAATGAGAACAAGGTTCAATTCCTTGTAGGAGTACAAAACTGGAGAATAGTCTAATATTGGTTTGTAGTGGCATCCTGCTAAGATGTTCCTGGTAAAACAGGTGAGAGTTCGATTCTCTTGTTCTCCGCGGTAGACTTTTTGAAAAGTTAGCCTATTTATTATAAAAGATAGATATGGCTAACATCAAAGAGAATAAAAAATACCACTACACTTATAAGACAACAAATCTTATAAACAATAGGTATTATTTAGGAATGCATTCAACTAATCGTTTAGATGACGGTTATTTGGGAAGTGGTAAAAGATTGTACTATGAGTTAAATAAGTACGGTAGAGACAATTTTAAATTTGAAATACTGGAGCAATTTAATTCAAGACAAGAATTAATTCAAGCTGAGGTTAATTTAATCACAGAACAGGATCTAAGGAATCCAAACTGTTTAAATTTAAAATCAGGAGGACAGGGGGGCTTTATCTCAACTGAACAACAAGAACATAGATCTAAATGTGCTAATAAGAGGTTGAATGAAAAACTTCAGAATGATGAAGCATTTAGAAGGGAGTGGAAAACTAACCTAATAAATGGGTTAAAAAGAAGCTACTCAGAAGGTAGAAAAGATAGAAAGTGGGGTAAAAATTGGCTAGGATTAAAACACACTGAAAAGACAATTGAAAAAATGAAAGAATCCCATAAAAACCAAGGGAAAGGTATTAAAAACTCTCAGTACGGTACTTGTTGGATTACAGACGAATACCAAAATAAAAAAATAATAAAAGGAGATCTAATACCTGAAGGATGGAGATTAGGTCGAGTATTAAAAAAATAAAAAACCTGTTCCCTGTCCTCATAAAGCATCTAAGGAATGCAGGAGTAGAATAGTACGTTCGGGGCCTCAGCGGTAAGACGCCGTAAAATCTAAAGTACAACGATAAGTTAACGGGTTCTTATCAAATACCGACTTGATCTAGTGATCGAGGATATCTCATAAGTATTCTCAGACAAGAGCGTAACTTGTAGTCGGTACTGCATCTCCCAAGGGAGAAGGCTCTGGTTGACGATCTGACCTTATAGATCGTAATATGGTGTTCGAAGCTTTTTAGTGAAGTGCAAGACTGTGGATCTTGAGAAGACGGGGCGGTACCGTCCTTACACCCAAACATACCTCCGTGATGGAACTGGAATACATATCGATCTTAAACGTCGAGTTTTGAGGGTTCGAATCCCTTCGGAGGTACAATTGGTCTTATAGTTTAATTGGAAAAACTTATCGCTACGAACGATAGAACAAAGGTTCGATCCCTTTTAAGACCTCAAAATATAATTACAAAGCGTAGGTAAGAAGACGTGGAGAGACGTTGCGCAAGGGTACACACTAAGGATAAGTAGCAATACTCAGCTCTCTAATGGTGTGTGAAGCACTAAGAAATTAGAACCCAGATTCCTGATAAAACTTACTAATTATATTTTACTTGCCCTATTAGTTAAACGGATATAACGAATCTCTTCTAAAGATTAATTCTAGGTTCGATTCCTGGATGGGGTACAAAAAAATCGTACACTATGGTTTCCCGTTTAGGATGCAACTATAATAGGTAAATATGAATAGGCCATTCATAGTAGGTTAAGCGATATCCTACAAATGCGGGTCACAGACAAGGTGTCGGTACGGTCTCCAAAACTGCTACGGCTGGGTTCGATTCCTAGGGTTCGCGCAAATAAATTGTTTCATTAAAAAATTAAAAATCATGAGTAAGGTAACTTGGTCCGTATTTAGTTGTGAATCCTTTATTGAAGTAAAGAAGGCATTAGTATGGAAAAAGCATACTAGATTATTTATGGGAGATTTATCTAACGTAGATATGACAACAGATTGGAGATTTCACGATGTTCAAGGAAAGAGAAGAAACTGTGAATTTTTAGGTTTGATAGATGATCCTGAATTTCCACTAGAATTACCAATTAAAACATATAGAAATCATGAGTAAGTACCAAAAAACACTGGTAATTGATTCGAGCTTTATGGCAAGATCCATTATCTCTACCGAAAGAGCTTTCGTGATTTCGTATAAGGGTAATGCAGAAATAATAGCTGAACATCCAGAAACATTTGGATTAGTAAATCCAAAGCTAGAAATTTTTAAACCTTCAATCATTAGGGTTTACAAATACGTAAAACAAAACATTCAAAAAGTTCCTCTAACAAGAGAGAATGTTTATCGAAGAGATAATTACGAATGTGTTTATTGCGGAGCAAGTCATATCAAGTCACTAACACTTGACCACGTTATTCCACAATCAAAAGGTGGACAAAATGCTTGGGATAATTTAGTAACAGCATGTAGAACCTGCAACTCAGAAAAAGCAGATTTAACTCTTGAGGAATATGGTAAAGAAATAGTAGAACCAAAAAGGCCTCACTATCTTATGCTAATGAAACAATTAACA